TGCAACTGCCATTCAAAGCCTTGTTACTGATGCTGAAAGGCAAAGTAACACGTTAGCTATTCATGCAAAGCCTATAATAACTAAAGGCAAAGCCGTACAAAGGATTAATTATTACAATGATTTACACGTTCAAATTAGTGGCAAGCCTGTTTATTTTACAACGGCTCAACGAGACACGGCAAAGTTTATCGGAGACTGGAGGTTAAATTTTAACGGTGAAATTATTGATGGAGTTATTGAGTTAAATGTAAATAAGCGTTTAATTTTTAATCCTGATAACGGCAAAGTTTACACGATTTCAACCAACTTACTTTTAGCTACATTTACAAATCAAATATCTTTTACATTTAACTCCGTAAAATACGAGTTGTATAAATATGCTGACGGCAAATTTTCAACGGTAGATGGTGATGTTAGACTTATAAAAATGGAATGATGAAAGCAATAATCTATAACCTTTTAAAAGTAGGTTACGACGGTGTTTTATTTTCAATTTGTTGCGGAGTGCTATTTTCGTTTTTCCTTCCCATTAAGCATTTCTTGATTTTTACAATATTCGTTGTTTTTGCAGACACGGTGACGGGGATCCTTGCGGCAAAGAAACGAAAAGAACCAATAACAAGTAAAGGGCTATATCGCACATCGCAAAAGATACTTACTTATTTTTGTGGTATTATGATTTTTCATGGAGCAAGTATTACTTTTGGGCTGCCTTCGCAAATCGTTTATTCAGTTAGTTTCTTGATAGCATTTACGGAGTTATACAGTATTTCGGAGAACATAAAAGTAATTACGGGCGTTAATTTGGCAACTACAATTCTTAAATTCTTTAAAAAATAAAACTATGCAGACTAATTTAAAAGAAGCGTTAAAAAATGCAGACACAGTAAAGTCACCGCTTGGCGATATAGCTTGTTACTCACTCAATTTTGCACAGCTAGCAAGTGAAATCAATGTTCATCTTGAAGGCAATAGGGTAAAATTTACGTGGCGGGAATATATCCAGTTGGCTCAAATCATTTGGGATAAAATTAAAGAAACAAGCCGCGAATGTGCTGGGAAAGAGATTTCGGTTAGTTTACCACCCAAATTTTCTATTATTTCAGCTGCATTTTCCCTTATTGGATTTAAATTATAGGCGCAGAAGAATCGCTACCTTATGCGGCTTCAGGGAGGTATATTGATTTATGCCTCCCTTTAAAATTGTAAATTATGAATAAAAACGAATTTTGTATATTTCTCGATGCTGGTCATGGTGGTATAAATCCTAAGGTGAAATTACCAAATGGATATACAACATATCCTGCTAAATGTGCGCAACACAATAATGGCAGCTTTCATTCCTACGGATGGTTTTTTGAAGGTGTGTTTAACCGGGCCGTTGTGCAATATATTGAACAATATTTAAATGATTGGGGATTTATCACAATGAAAGTTTACGATGAAACATTAGACACATCATTAAGCAAAAGAGTAACGAAAGCAAACTTTGCAGCTAAGAATTATAAAGCATCATTATATTTAAGCATTCATGGCAATGCAGCTGAAAACAAAAGTGCTAGAGGATGGGAAGTTTTTACTTCTCCAGGACAAACCAAATCTGATATTTATGCAGAATTTTTATTTAAGGAAGTAAAACAAAGTTTTCCTAATTGGATTTTTAGGGCTGATTTAACCGATGGCGATCATGATAAGGAAGATAGATTTTACGTTTTAACTCAAACTAATATGCCTTCAGTTTTATCTGAAAACGGTTTCTTTACTAATTATCATGATGCTAAATTAATGTTTGATTTAGACTTTCAAAAGAAATTAGCTTTGTGTCATGCTAGGTCCGTATCTGATTATGCAGAAAAAATAGGTATAATTTTATAAAATGGAAAGGGCTAGACATTTGCCTAACCCTCTTATTACCACTAATTAACAAAATGTAATCAACCTAACTTATATATTTCTTTAATAAAGTTAACGCTAATTCTCTAACATTATCTCCATTTGATTCTTTATAAATTTTGTACGCTATCGTAATCATTCGTCCTGATTCCATCATGTCCATTGGTGGTCTTACATCTTTCATTAAAGGCTCCATGTAAAATTTAAGCATTGTTATTCTTGCTACTGTACCTTCAGCATATTTGATATGTTTTGGATATTGCCTAGAAATCTTTTCAATCTCCTTCCATGTAGCAACACTAATGCCGTCTATCATTTCATTATTTTTTTTCATGTTTTTGGTAATTTTTAGCTTGCAAGGCAAGAGTAAAACAATCGATTTCGTCCTGACTTATTTTTGCTGTTTTAAAATTAGGTTCAAATTTGTAGCCTTCGTTTTGAAAGACTTTCATAAATATTTCCTTTCCCCATTTTTTCCCCTTTTGTTCTGGGCTAATATTGTAGGCTTCACATCCATTTTCCTTAATCCATTCGTAGGCTATTCTTGAAGCCGCTTGGTTCATGCCTACATTTCTGGACATACGGGAAAGAATCGCGCGGTTTATGGAATTGTGAAAGGTTAAATTTTGAAGGCTGGAATCTTCCACGAGTATAACCGGGTGTTCATATTGTTTCCACTTTGTAACATCAAGGATAAAATCTACAAATCTTTTGTATTTTTTAAATTCAACTTCTTTGTCTGGCTTAATAAAGCACGCTGCCATTCCGTTTAGTCTAATGGCTGGGTCAACTCCGATATAGGTTCTCAAAATAGTGATAATTGATATGAGGTAATATTTCTTCTAATGTTTTTAGGTACTTCTTCATTGGCATTCTTAACAATGATTTTACGCCTTCTACGCTTTATAATTTTTGGTTCATTGATTCCGTAGGCTTCTACTCCTTTGTCAACAAAGTTGATTTCCAAAAGATACCCAAAAACAATTATAGTTCCAACAAATAAAAACATGGTAATATATTCCCCTCCTTCATAATGTTTCTGCAATCCAAAGAATATTTCAATTAAAGCCACAATAGTCGCTCCTAATGCTATTTTAGGTGGGTAAGTACTTCTTCCTTTAGTAGGGTTAAGAAAGTCCATGAAAACGACGGCAAATCGCCCTAACTGAAGAATAGAGGCTGCTATAATAGCTAACCAAAAATCTAAGGGTAAAAATATTGCAGTCAGGTAGGCGTTTATGCCATACGTCAAAAGGATAGTTATTAGCATAATAGTAGGAATGTTATCCGATATACTTTCAAACGTCCACTTGAATTGCGTATTCGTAAAGTTTTTTTCCATTGGTTTTTTGTTTTTTTGGTTTAAAATTGATTGTATTCTTTTTTCAAAGGGAAATTATCCCTTTTGATCTGCCAGTATTCAGCCATTAACGAGGCACGGAACTTGTAATCGGTATCGGTGTGGTATCCTGATTTATAAACGCATTTACAAATAGATTCATATAGCTTTATTCCCTTAATCCTGTAATTTGCCTTTTTACAAGCCGCGTACCTTCCTGAGTTCAAAACACCTGCCCAAAGCTTCATGCCTTCTTCGGTCGTTTCGGCACTCATAAATTTAGCCCTTATAAACTTGTTTCTTCCCCTGATAACTTCGCGTGTTTTATACGTTACAGTGCCATGACCTTTTAAAGCCTTAACCCCTCCAGCGTTCGCGTGCTTTCTCCATAACTCTGTTTCAACTCCCTGGGACGTTGCCTCAATGATGAAAAAGGAATAAATCATGCTGACAGGGAAATCGGTTAAAACGTGAACATTCATCAACATACTTTCATAGCAATAAGCAAGGTATATACGACGTAACTTTGAACGTTCAACTCCTTTTAAATTCCTAAAACCTCTACCTTCCAATGTTTGTCTTAACTGTTCACCGGATAACTTTCGAACCTCCCATCCATAACTGCGAGATCCGTAAGCGCTTTCGTCTATTTCCTTTTTTTCATCTTTGCCCTGAATAGTAAGCGACGTAATTTTATGAACGTAAACCGTATCTTTTTGAATGATGGGAATAAATGAAGTGTAATTGTAATTTGTATTTATTGGGGAATAAATCAACCCAACAACAAAAGCAACTCCAACGGCTCCAGCAATCTGAAAAGGTAGTCTTTTGTTTTGCGGAACGTATGTTTCGATTATTGGCTCTTTCATTATTCAACTATTTTTAGTTCAGCATAAAAATAGCCTCCATCGTATTCGATGCTTTCGTCGCTTTTGTCTGCAATAACATTGCCGTCGCAATCCTTAACAAGCCCTCCCCATAGGAAGAAATCATCTGGGAAATAATCTTCGTTACGCATCTTTGCATACACTTTTTCTACAGCGTGGCGCTTAGAATAGGCAGCTACTTCTTCGCATAAATCCTGATACCTTTTGGCATTGCCAAAATACATAACTGTAAAAATTTGCTTTTCCATTTTCTTAAAATTTAGTGGTAATAAAAATGTTTTTTTGTTTCTTTTGTAAAAATATATATAAATAATTATATAAAAAAATATTTGTGTATTTATTTAAAAAAAAATCCCATACCGAATGATATGGGATCAAAAACAACACTTTTAACAACTAATTATTTACCAAACTTACTTATCGTAATTTCTTTGTCCGGTACTTCAATACCTAGTTTTTTAAATTTATCTATCGCTTCTTCAACCGTCGGGGCTTCGGTAATTACTTTTCCTTGCTTCCATTTGATTTCATAATACATTAGTACCATTTTTTTAAGGTGTCAATAATAAAGTAAATAGCATAAAATAGCGTTAATAAACCTCCAGCAGCCACAATGAGGAGTGCTATTTCTTTAGTTAATTTTTGTTTTTCATTTTCGGTCAACATGATTTTTTTTCTTTTTGTTTTTTACGATATTCAGCTTGATAAGCCTTTATTTCATCTTTATATTTTTCCCGATATTCGGCTCTTTTTGCTAATAGCCTTTCACGATGTTCAGCGTAATAAGAACTACCTTCTACATTTTTTTCTCTTTGCTTTTTTCTATATTCAGCCTGATAGGCTTTATCTTTATCTGCATTTTTTTGACGATAAGCAATTTTTTTAAATAAAATTTTATCTCTATTTTCATAGTAATAAACTTTATACTTTTCGCTTCTTTCCTTTAGTTGTTCTGGCGTTAAATTGCTATTTCTTTGTTTGTTGTACTCCTGTGTTTTAAGCCTTCTTTTTTCTTTTTGGAAACGGCTTAAATTTTTTCGATACATTTCATTATAGGCCTTCTTTCTTGCTTTTTCTTCTTCCTCCGTCATGGCTATTTGTTTACTAAATAATAAATCAAATCGGCAAATAGACCTAAGCCAATTAATATAGCGACGAAAAACCATATATAAAAATTAAGTTCGTGTAATTTATCTGCTTGCTTTTCGGTCATGGCTATTGGTTTAAATAGTTCTTTGAGGCTACGGGATCACTCCCTTGATTTTTATACTTCGCATCGGCTTTTGAAGCATAATCGGTGTAAGGCATTTCACTAATGTCATGGTAGCATATTTGCGCAATCTTCATGCCTGGATAAATTTTGACTGGCTGAATGCAAGCCAGTTCTAAAGTCCAATGGCCTTTAAAGTTTACATCGCCAAATCCTGCGGTTATATGAACGAATAACCCAAGCCTTCCTAAACTTGATTTGCCCTGTATAATCGGGACGTGCCGAAGTGTTTCGGTATATTCCACCGTGGATGCAAGGTATAAAATACCCGGTTGCAAAATCATACCTTCTTCTGGAATAATAATTTCTGCCGTTTGAGGCTTCTTCCTGACGTCAAGAACATGGTCAGTGTACATTAATAAAGTTTTGGATAGCGTTAAATCAACGCTATTAGTCCCAATGTTTGCCCTAATAAGTGGCTCGATAACGATGTTACCTTCAATAATTTCGTCAATGATGGTTTTGTCTGTTAGTATCATTTTTCTTCTTTTTTATAAGTTTTATTGTAATATTGTTCTGGCTCATGCTTTAAAGCCCATCCATGGTATAAATTCCCTTCTTTAAAAGCCTCCGTTATCTGCTCCTTTTCCATTTGTATCGCTTTCATAAATACTTCAAGTCCACGATTTTTATTAATATATTGCTCAATTACCCATTCAACTGCCGTTTGTTTGCTCATTTCTTTAAATTATTTAGTTCTGGGTGAGTAAAATAAAACTCCGTCAACATTGCTGCATTTGCCATCAAGTGTGCGGAATGCAAAAGTCCACTTTCTTCGTCTATCATTTCACCAAGTCGCATGGCTTCTAAATGTCTCATAGCAGAGGCAATCACCTCTGAAAATAAAAAACCTTTCTCCCAATTTCGGGCAGGATATTTTTTTAGTCCTTCAGTCCAAACCTTTGCGTATTCCCGTTGCGCTATCGCTGGGCAAAGGTCGTATCTTAGCTTATTTTCATTTGTCCTAAAAGCCTTTTTTTCCTCATAATCTGGATTTCTGCCAGAAGCTATCATGAGTTGCCTAATCTTATATTCTTCAGTACTAATACCTTTTTTTACCTCTTCTATCATATGTTCTTTATTCATAGGTGAAATGCTTCTAAAGATAAGTTAAAATTATTTGTCAGTTTTAATTGGTGCAGCATTTCCATTGCTATCTCCCTTGTTTCTGATTGGGCATGGCCGTCAATTCTTTGTTTAAACATATTTATGTAAGCGTAGAGTGATCCGGTCCAGATAAACGTTGTATTTAGATTTAAAGGTAAAATAGTACGCGCCTGTTCTTTACTTACACCAAGTTCAATTAATGCCTTATAGGCTCTATGAGCATGAGATATTAATTGCCCTTCTATATATCTTGCTTTTTCTGCCTCATCGGTAAACATTATGCCATCGCTGCCTTGCTTACTTGATTTACTTTGTTTTCTCCATACATTTATTTTACTATATGTGTCTGAAAAATCAACATACCTTCCAGAAATACTATTTGCAGATAAGCCTACTTGATGCTTGAACAACTGCCGCTCAACGTAAATAGGGCAAGTTATCCGGAATTGAATCTGCGGATGACGAAAAGGGGAAGTGTGACCGTGTGATGAAAGGTAATTTATAAGACTTTTGTTTTCCATACTCGTGTAATGGGTTGCGTCCTTGCCATAACTAACGCGAGCTGCGTTAACTACCATTATATCATTTCCGAATATTTCTAATAATTCTACTTTCATTTTATCATTTTGTTGACGTCAACGATATGGTTTAAAAATGCCGTCTTTCCGTGCCGTCAATATGGATATTTTGTGTACAATTCAGGATTCTCATATTTCTACCTTATTTGTAGCAAGGGCAGGAATCGAACCTACAAACAAGACCCATTGTTACCTTTACATTATCACTTTTCAGTGAGCTGGATTTGAACCAACAAATAGAGCCCTTATGCCTCCAATACAACTCCTTGCTATTTTGCCTGTCTATTTCCAAGCTGCCAATTCATCCTCTGACACATTTAGGTGGAAAGAAATGTTTAATCAGGGGAAAATAACATAACACCTAAACCCGAGGTCTGCAAATATCTTATGTAGTCATGTGACCGACTAATATTCTTTCCTGCCTAAAGCTACTAAGCAAAGTTCGATAATTATCCGAAGTTACTAATAATAACTTTTGAACGGCCCTACATTGTTCAAATATCGCCGTAGCTTTTGGGTATTTCCCTTTAACGTAAAAATCGGTTAATGTGGAGGAGTGCTTAACTCTTTTGTACTCCTCCTCTGGCATATCCCTAATACAACTCATCATTAGATAAGAATAGATACTTTCATTCATGCCAGATATAACCGTATATCGAGAGTAATAAGCAGATAATTGTCTTAAATATTCGTCACATTCCTCAAGGTGTTCAGCACTAGGCGCAACCGAAATCCAAGTATTCACCTCTTCACAAAAAGCCTTAATTTCTAACATCTTGCTATTATACTCTTTCATGATAGTTTTTTAAAAAGGGAATTTTTCGTCGCTTATTATTCCATCGGTGTATTTAACTCCTTTTTCAATAGCTTCCATTAATTCCTTTTCATATTTTGCTTTTGCTTTTTGAATAATATCATTAGTTTCTTTTAATTTATTCATAGGTATATAAATCATACTGGATAAATTTTTTAACAAAAAATCTAAAGACGTTAAATTCTCTTCTGGTATTTCCATTTCAGTTTATTTTAAAAATCAAAAAATCCTTCACTATCTCCCCAGAACTCGGGGCCCATGTCCATACCTTCCATATTTACCCTGTGCGCCGCTGCTATTAATCTATGCCATTGCCATCGGGCTTTTTCCCTAGCATCACGGGAAATTTTAAAAGGAGTAACATATCCTTCATTATCAACTGCAATAATAAAATAATCAACCGGTATATTTTCAATGTCGTATTTGTAGCAATAAATGGCTGCCTGTAGGTCATATTGGTTGTGTCTTATTTGGCTCCTTACTAATTGTTCACCCGATC